CGACCCAGAGGTGCTCGTATGGCTGATTGGGTGACCGAGTATTTAGGGCTGAAGCCCAAGCGCGATTCGGAACCGAGCGCCCCTGCCCGGACCGATCTCTCTCGGGTTGTCCCGACTCTTGAGCCTGACCCCACTTCCAGGCCTCCTGCACCGGAGTCGCGATCAACACTCTCCAGTGACCTAGAGAATTTGTCCATCGGTCTGGGCAGGGGGCTCACCTCGCAGCTCGAGGGTGTCAAGGCTCTTGTGACGCAGCCGCGTGAAGTGCTTGAGGGTATGGCGCAGTTCGCGGGCGAGGTGATTGACGATCCGCGTGTCCTCGCTGAGATGGCGAAGGAGTATGGCATCAAGGCAACGTCGAGTCCGATGGGGTTCGGCGAAGTCGTAGGCGAGATGCTCAGCCCGATCCGCGGCGGCAAAGTACCGAAGGCCGAGATCGTGAAGCCCGTCGGCAATCTTAATCTAGCGCCCGCGATTCGTGCCGAGGCGCTCAAGGGGCCTGAGAAGCAAACCCCGCAGTCGTTCCTTAATCAGGCGCAGAAGCTCCCCGGTGTGACGAAGGAGGGCTTCGAGGAAGCGACGAAATCGCTCCAGCAGATGGTTAAGCGATACGAGGACCAGCCGGTCACGATCTCGAAGAGCAGCTTCGAGAGCACGGTCCCGCCATCTCTCTACAGTAAGGTCGATCTCGCCGGTGGTTCTGAGTCCGCGTGGGAACACTATCTCGACATGGCCTCAGAGATGGTCAACAATGACCCAGATTCTCTCGACACCGAGATTCTCTACAGGCTCGGCCTTCCCGTTGACAACCCCGTCGATCGAGACAATCTAATAAACTTCACCAGCGGTGAGGAAGTTACCGACCCTCGTTTCCTGCAAGCATTGGAGCGTCGTTCGATTCGAAGCCCGGACGATCTGGCCGAGATTCAGAATGAGGTGATAGAAAGCTTCGCCCGCCAGATCCGTGAGGACGACTGGGGTGGTGAGATCGGTGGTCAAGGTCGCTATTCTTATGGTCAGTACCAGCGTCTCATGGCGACTCCGGAGATGGACGATCCCGGATATTTCGAGATCGGTGTGACGCACCCTTCAATGGAAGGCATCAAATATCGTCACTTTGGTGCCTCTAATGAGCCTTTGATCGGCCACATCCGCGGCACATATTTGTCGCCGGATCGACCGCCCGAAGCTTACGAGGTCGTGCACGATTGGTCGGATGGCACCGGTAAGCGTGGTGTCATGGACATCTTCGAGGCGAAGCCAAACTCGGTCCTTATCGAGGAGCTTCAATCCGACGCTCAGAAGGGCGATTTCGAGCAGACTGGCGCGTTGCGGCAGGTGCACGGAACGTTGTTCAAGGCCGCGGTGCAGGATGCTCTCGAGCGTGGTGCCGATACGGTCTACATGCCGACGGCGGTTCCGATCGCGGCTGTCCGCGGCAAAATGCCGAAGGATTACGCGTCGATCTACGATCAGCAGGTCGTGAAGGAAGGTCTAAATCCGCTGAAGAAGATTCCGGGTGTGACGGTCACGCCGATCGAGAGCAAGGGCAAGACGACCTACTACGAGATCAACTTCTCGCCGGAAGCCAAAGAGTACATTCTCAAGGGTCCAGGCCAGTTAGCGCCGGGTTATGCTGACGGTGGTGCCGTCGACACGACCGATTACACCCAGTACAACGACCGGATTCTGAAGGCCCTCGTCGCCAAGTACAAATCCGAGGCCAAAGCTCGAGAGATGATGCGCAAGCTCGACGGCGGCGAATTGCTCCGTATCATGCGCGAGTACGAAGAAGCAGAAATTGAGCGAATTGTGGCACCGCTTCGTGCGAAGCTTGAAGGATACTTGGGCGAAGCTAAAAAGCTCCCTCGAAAAGCCAAGCAAGCCGTCGCCGACGTTACCGAAATCGGAGACATCATCAAAAGGTCGAAGGAAATCCCGCTTACGTATTACGACCCGAAAGGGGAAGTAGCGGGCGAGGCCGACGCGATGCGGCATTTGCTCTTTCAAGCGCAGTTGCAGCAGAAGTACGGCGAACTCCCGGCGAAGGCGGTCAGTTACATTCACGAGTATTCTTCGTTCGGTCAGCCATCGGCCGAGCGTGAGATGGACTTCCTCAATGACGAACTCGGACGCGAGATTGGTCGATCGGCCAAGAGCGATCGCGAGTTGGTCGAGATGGCGCGTAGATACATCGAATCTGGTCGAGCGAAGACGCTCCCTAAAGAACAGCGTGGCGGGTACTAATCCATGGCAGAAATGAACGAAGAGCAACCGGCGATCATCCAAGAAGAGATGGTCGAGATCGAGATTGAACCCGCCGAGGTGGTCGACACCGACGATGGCGGCGCGATTGTTCGTCTCGAGGAAGAGATGGACGCGGTCGTACAGACCGAGCACTTCGCGAACATCATCGACACGGTTGACCAGCGCGAGTTGGGCGTCGCCATTGAAGATTTGCTCGATAAGATCTCGCGTGACAAGGACGCTCGCAAGAAGCGTGACGAGATTTACGAAGAGGGCTTGCGTCGCACGGGTCTAGGCGATGATGCTCCGGGTGGTGCGTCGTTCACCGGTGCGAGCAAGGTCGTGCACCCGCTCCTGATCGAGTCGTGCGTCGACTTCTCGGCTCGCATGATGAAGGAGATGATGCCAGCGAACGGTCCGGTGAAGACCAAGATCATCGGTCAGGTCGACAGCGAGAAGTTGTCGCGGGCTAAGCGCAAGGCCGACTTCATGAATTGGCAGCTCACCGAGCAGATCCCGGAGTTCCGGGGCGAGCTTGAGCAGCTTTCGACGCAGCTGCCGCTCGGTGGTTCGCAGTATTTGAAGTGGGTCTGGGATCGACGTCGCCAGCGCCCGGTGCCGGAGTTCATTCCGGTCGATGACGTGTATTTGCCTTTTGCCGCGACGAATTTCTACACGGCAGAGCGTAAGACGCATGTTCAGTACATCACGAAGTTCGAGTACAATCGCCGCGTAGAGTCCGGCATGTACCGAGATGTCGACCTCGGTGCGCCGGGTGAAATCGACTTCTCGAAGGCGTCGACGGCCAACGACAAGATCGAAGGCCGATCGGAGATGAACTACAATGAGGATGGACTGCGCACCGTCTTTGAAGTCTACACATATGTGGACTTCGGCGATGGCATGGAACCGTACGTTCTCACGATCGACAAGACGACCGGCAAGGGTCTCGCGTTGTATCGTAACTGGGAGCCGGATGATCCGCTGAAGGCTGAGATCGATTCGATCGTCGAGTTCCCGTTCATTCCGTGGCGTGGTGCGTACGCGATCGGTCTGACGCACATGATCGGTGGGCTCTCGGGTGCCGCGACCGGTGCGTTGCGAGCGCTGCTTGATTCTGCGCACATTCAGAACATCCCGACGATGCTCAAGCTCAAGGGCGGGCCGAACGGTCAGACCTTGAATCTCATGCCGACCGAGATCGTGGAGATCGAAGGTGGTGTGAACGTCGACGATGTACGCAAGATCGCGATGCCGATCCCGTTCAATCAGCCGTCGCCGGTGTTGTTCCAGTTGCTCGGCTTCCTCGTCGAGGCGGGCCGCGGTGTCGTGCAGACGACGTTCGAGAAGCTCTCAGACCAGAGTCCGAATCAGCCGGTCGGCACGACGGTCGCGCTCATCGAGCAGGGACTCGTTGTCTTCTCGTCGATCCATGCGCGTCTGCACAATTCGATGGCGCGTACGCTCAAGATTCTGCATCGTCTCAATTCGGCGTATTTGACCGAGGAGTTGATCGCGCAGTCGGGCGACATGGAAGTGCGGCCGTCGGATTTCGACGGTCCGATGGACATCGTGCCGGTGTCCGATCCGTCTGTGTTCAGCGAGACGCAGCGTTTCGCGCAGATCCAGGCGCTCATGGCGCGTTCGGCCCAAGTACCGCAGATGTACAACATGCGCAAGATCGAGGAGATGTTCCTCTCTGCGTTGAAGGTACCCGATGACGTTCTGCTGCCGAAGCCCGGTGAAGACGATCGCGATCCCGCGAGCGAGAACGTTGCGGCGTCGATGGGTCAGCCGATCTACGTGCTGCCGAAGCAGGATCACCTCGCGCATTTACGTGTGCACCTCGCATTCTTGCAGAGTCCGGTGTTCGGCCAGAATCCAGCGATTGCGCCGTTCTTTATGCCCGCGATCGTCGGCCACTTGCGCGATCACTTGCTGAGCTATTATCTCACGCAGTCGCATCAGGCGATTCGCATGATGGTGGACGAAGGCACGTTGCAGCCAGAGGCCGAGCAGGAGGCTGGCATCATCGCACAGGCTCAGAAGCTCATCGAGCAGCAGCTTGGCTTTATGCCGCAGGTCATGGGTCAGGCGAAACAGGCCGCGGAGCAGTTCATGCAGCCGCAGATGCCGCCTGACAATTCGATGGCGATCGCGCAGCTTCGCGCTCAGGTTGATCAGATGGCGTTGCAGATGCGCTCGCAGACTGATCAGGCCCGCTTGCAGCTCGAGCAGCAGAAGGTTCAGATTGGTGCTCAGAACGATCAGAT